CCATTCCAGCGGGCGTTGGTGATGGCGATCGTGTCGGAGCCGCTTGCCGCGCTTTCAAAGCCGCCTTGCACGTGGGCGCCCGTCGAGGCGCTGATCCAGATGAAGACCGCGCCGCCCTTGGTCGGGTTGACCGTGGCGAAGTTGTTGCAGCGGGCGATGATGAAGCCATCTTCCAGCACGTCGCAGACGGCCGGGCCAGGCGCAGGAACTGCAGCACCGATCGTCGCAGCCATGCCGCCCGTGGTCTGCTGGGTCGGGTAAGGCCGCACCAGCACGCCGGCGATCTTGGTGACGGCCGTGTCGGAGGCCAGCACGCCGCGGTAGCTGTTCGCGGCGGTGTTGACCAGCACAGGGTCGCCGTAGAGGCGCACGGGGTTGGTGGTGTCCATCAGGCCGGGCAGGATGCTCGCAGGATGGGTGCGATTCACATCACCGGGGAAGCCAACGGGCATGCGGTAGCCGAAGCTGACGTCGGTGGTGCGTGCGCGCAGGGAAGGGGCCGATCCCAGCAAGGCGAGAGCGGCCAGAGCAACGAGAGACTTTTTCATGTTGAGTCCTTAGAAGAAAGGTTGGTTGGAAAAACTAAGCACAGATGGGGCAAGAGCGCCCCGGGTTGGGTTGAAAGGCTGAGCGCTTGCTCAGTGCTGCGTGGCCGCTGTTTGCTCAGCCCAGAACTTGGCGTTCGCCTCGTTGATCTGGGCGGGCGTCTGGCGCTCACCGTAGACCGAAGCATTCGCGTCGAGCTTGGTCGCGCTCTTGCCGTCGCCCGTTGCGGCGCGGTTGTTCAGCAGAGCCTTCGCGCCGGCCGCAGCCTTGAAGAGCGTGTTGACGCCACCACAGTCGAGCTTCGCCAGGTCAGGCACCGAGCCGTGAACGCCTTGCACCAGCTCAGCGCCGTCAGCCAGCGCCATGCAGGTATCGAGCACGCGCCGGCGGAGCTGGCACATGTTGTCGATGGTCGTGGCGCGGGGCAGGGCGCTGTCGAAGGTGGGCACGCGGAAGCCAGGCACCAGGATCTCAGCCTTCGCGAGAGTGTCGGCGTAGTCGGTGGCGAGAGCCGCGCTATCGGCGGTCTTGCCCTCCTTCTTGTCGGCACCTTCCTCGCCGTCCTTGGTATCCTTCTTGTCCTTGCCGTCGGCATCGTCCTTCTTGTCGGGCTCTTCCTCGCCGTCGGCCGTGCTCTTGCCACGCACAGCTGCCGTCAGGCTCTTGATCGAGTCAACGATCGCGCCCATGCCGCCCTCGAGTGCCGCCACGCGGGCTTCGAGCGGGTCACCACCTTCAGGGTCGTCCTTCTCGAGTTTGCCCTTGAGCTTGCCGCCTTCGGCATCGCTGGTTGAGGCGTCGGGCAGGGCGGCGTCGCCCGTGTGGATGTGGATGTGGGTGTCGCCGGAACCGGGACCGCCCTCATCATCTTCCTCGTCAAGCTGGCCCTGAGCTTCGGCCAGTGCGGCTTCGGCGTCAAGTACGCGCTGACGCGCTGGGGTCATGCGGTGGGTGTCCCGCTTCAGGATCGTTCGTTGCGTTTTCATCTTTGTCCTTTCAGACGGTTGGTGTGCTCGGTCGCCGATAGCACAGCGCGGGCCACAGCGACCTTTTTCGACCAGCGCAATATGGTTGCCTACGATGTTGGTCTGGCGACCAAGACCCGGCCCGGTTTGTTCGTAGTCGGCGTCATAGCCAAGGCTGACTTCCCGCTTCCCGGCCATCACCTCACGAATGAGGGCGGCATCAGTCACGATCAGATCAGCCAGCATGACGTCGATGTCATCACCAGTGCCTTGCCTGACATTGGTGGTGGCGAAGCCCTGAGCCAGCTCTTTCCAGTTGGCTGGCGTGACATCGATCGGAGGGTGCTCATTCACAACCGCGGCACCCATGAAGGAGCCGATGGTCACGGGGTTGAACAGATCCTCAGCAGTTCGCTCGACATAGGCGAGGCCGTTGGCACCAGTCTTCACTGGCGTCTCGCCGGGGCCGTAGATCATCGTGCCAGTGCGAGCGATGGGCACATCCTTGCAGAGAAGCGAGCCGTTGGGCAGCTTGCTCATGCGCGGGCCGATCTGCTCGACCGTATGGATCTCGACCAGTGCTGAGCCTGGCGGGCCTCGGTCGCCGGTGAAGGCGCGGCGGGTTGTGCGGCGGTGATTCATGGGCGCTGCCCTCCTTTGGTTGGTGATCATGCGGGGAGCCACTGCAAGGTGGCGTGGTTGTAGATGAAGCTGGTGCGGCTCAGCGCGGCCAGAGTAGCAGGGGCGCCCACGAAGGTCGCGCCGGCTGAGATCCAGGTCGCGGCAGTGCCGACGGCCGCTTGCGTGAAGATCGTGATGCGCACGCCATCGTTCGCGGCAAGGCCAGCGGGGAAGGTGAAGGCCACGCTCGCGGCTTGCGTGCCGGTGAAGCCGACATAGTTGATGCCATCGCCGACCGTATAGCCAGCAGCGGCGTTGTTGTTGACGACTGCCTTGCCTGAGAGCGCGGCCATCGAGAGCGCCTGGCCGTTGGGCAGGAGGAGGCCGTTGTTGTCGTTGTTCATGCGAACGACCCCGGCTGCAATCAGCTCCTGAAGCAAGGGTGAAGAGGCTGAGTAAGGCATGGTGATTCCTTTTGGTTTAGAGATCGGGGAGAACAGGTTCAGCGTAGCAGCGGCAGTTGGGGCCGCAGCCGGCGTGGTAGGGGTCGAGCCCCTTGTCAGTCTTCGGTGGGTCATCCCAGCGAATGTACTTGCCCTCAAGGGCCTGATGCGTGTCGCGCACGTCGGGGTCGCCGCTTGTGCGCCAGATGTAGCCCACGCTACCTGCAAACATGGCGCGGGCCTGGGTGAAGGTCATGGCCGTGCGGCTGACCTCTGTGCGGGCGATCATCTTTGCACGGTTGGCAGTGACCTCGCCCGTGCGCATGATCTCCTTCGCAATAGTCGTCGAGCGGGTGCTTGCGGTCAGGCCTTTGTTCGTGAGTTCCTTCACGCGCTCAGCGGCTTCGAGCGGCAAGCTCTTGATCAGCGCCACTTGCTCATCGAGCAACGCGGCGTGCAGGATGCCCGTGGGCGCAAACTGAAGCTCTGCCCTCATGGCCCGGCTCATGGCAAGACCGTTGCTCTTCCACATGCGAGCATCGCGCCGTCCGACATCAGCGATCATGTAGTTCGCCACAGAGCGAGCCCACGGCTCAATAAAGACCGCATAGTCATCCATGAAGTCTTTGAATTGAGCCGTGAGGTCGACGCTCCAGTTGCCATCCGGGGCGAGCCCCTTGAGAATCACATCGATCTGTTTGGCTAGGCCACGCAGTCGAGTGTTATAGGAGCTTTCGGCGCGGCGTCCCGCCACCCATGCGCTCCGCTTTCCCGTTCGGTCGAACTTCATTCTCATCTCCAGGTAGTTTCATACCGCTGTCGTCGGGCTTGCTGGGGTCATCGCCCAGGTCCTTGACCCCGAAAGGATCCGTCGGGTCGAAGAGCGGCGGGCCTACCTCATCATCAGCGGCATCGATCACCTCTTGCGTGATGTTCGTGAAGATGCCAGTGATGCGGCTGCTCTGACGCAGTTCGAGCAAGGCGGTGCGCCGCCCGATCAGCCCGCCGTCGACTGCCTTGTTGACGGTCTCAGCGGTCTTCGCGGCCACATCCGACTTCTGCACATCAGTCAGCTCCGTCAGGCTGGTGAAGGCGAGGGCGAAGTTGTCGGGCAGGTTGATCTCCTTGCTCTGGGCGATGAGCTTGTAGATCGTGGTGATACCAACGAGGCAGTGGCGGTTTTGCTGCTGCTTGATGTTGTCGTCGTAGTTGTGGTCATCAGAGTCGCCGGTCGAGTTGAGCCCGCCAGGCGACATGCCGAAGACTTTCGTCATGGGCATCTGCAGGGCGCCGCATATCTGTTGGGCGAGCTGGGTCAGCACGCCATCGACGCCACTGATCGCCGTGCCACTGCCCTGCACCTCGAAGTCATCCTTCGCATCGATAAGCGTGATGCCCTCGATGCCTTGGTAGCGGCGCATCAGCTCCGTGTACTGCATCAGGCCGTTGAGGGGTGCCCCACCGGCTGCGGCAATCTCGCGCATGCCCTCAATCGAGAGCGTGCGCAAGAACGCCTTGAAGACGAGCTGAGCGGCCCCTGTGCTGGCGCTGTCGAAGGCGATCATCCGATCGTAGAGCCGCTCAAGGACTGAGATGCCCCAGAGGTTCTCTGTCAGCCGCTGCTGGTAGGGCAGTTGCACGCCTTCGAGGCGGTAGGCCAGGCGGCTGTGGTGGATTGTCTTGCCGCGCAATGCCGGCGCGTTGCTTTGCACCTTGTAATACTTCGGCAGGCCCAGATGCGGGCCGTAGTCAGTGACGAGGTCTTCGAGGCTGGGCTCGATCATCCAGCGATCCAGCACGAGGAGGCCCTTGAACTGATCCTTGCCGACGGTCTCAAGGCGCAGGGGCGTGGCTGGGTCTTGCCCATCAACCAGCATCACGGCGATGCTGCCACCGTAGAGCCGGGACCAGCGGATGGTCTCGTTGGTCTGGCCCCAGATGTTGAGGTTGATGGCCTCATGCTCGATGGCCTCAGCTTCAGCCGGCCCCATCTCGTTGACGAAGTCGACGCCGTTGCGGGTCATGTCATCAGCGACCACATCGATAGCCACGCCGGCGAGCCATGAGCCGCGGTACATCCATTCGAGCAGGATGCGGTTGCGGGTGATGGGGTTGTAGCCGTAGGTGCCGCTGGTCAGAGCATTGTCAGCGCCGATGCCCAGCTTGTGCGCGAAGTTGACGAAGCTATCGTTGGTCACGCCAGCGAGGAGCTTGTCGGTGGCTGCGGCGACCTGAGTCTTCGCAAGGGCCGCACTGATGGGCTTGCGTGCTCGGGTATCCGCGAGCTTGGCATCGCGCACCGCGGCCTTGATTGATTGCTTCATGGTAGCTCCTGATTAGTAATCGATTAGCCACCCATGGCTTTACGCAGCAGGCCGAAGTGCTCCTGCATCTCGGGACTGTTCTTGTTGGTGCGGGACGGCTCTTTACCGGCTTTGTGATCGCGGTCCCACAGTGCCTTGATCTCTTCGGGGTCGTAGCCCTTGCCCTTGAGATAGTCGAAGTCTTCCTTCGCATACATCGGGTGCTTCTCAAGGGCTTTGAAGTCCGCCTCACGCTTCTTCTTGTCGCCTTCCTGAGCTGCGCGTGCTCCGTTGGCCGTGATCTTGCGCGTCATCGCTGCGCGCTCCCAATCATGCTCGCTGCCGTCGTAGAGCTTCAGCAGGCGCTCATGCTCTGCCTTGTGCTTCGGCGAGCCAGCGACGGCCGCAGCGGCGCTCGTATGCGCGGCCTCGTGGGCCTTCGGCTTGCTTGGTTGAGCCTTGCCCAGTCCGAAGCCGGGCTTGCGCTCTGCTGGCGTATTCGTGCGGCCCGCATAACGTGGCGAGCCTGACTCACGCAAGGCTGCTTGCCGTGCGGCTACGTCTTTTTTCTGTTGCTCCGGGCTGCGGTTTTCATGCGCGGTGCGTGCCTGATGCACCGCGGTCTTCATGGCCTCAGCCCGTGATGGTGATTTGCCGCCACCGCTGCCGAACTTGCCGTCATCTTTGCGCGGGTGCTTGCTCTCTTCCCAGACCGCGTCCTTGGTTGGCTTGCGGTGAATGTGGATGTGGATATGTTTCGCCATGGTCTTTCCTTCAGTTAGAGTTCGCCCTTGCCAAGCCTGGCCCAGATGCCAAGCTCGCCGGATCGTTGGATGTAGCCGTCGAGGCCATAGCGCACCGCATCCCAGCAATGATTGTGCGCATCAATCAGCACTGGCAAGACGAGCGGCTGACCTTGCTGGTCGACTGCGTGCTTGTCGACCTTGTAGCGCCAGAGCCTCGCCTCCTTGGCCGTCTCTACGCAGCGCGGGTGGATGAATATCTTGCGGAAGCCCTTCAAGTGGGTCACGCCATCCTCAACAGAGCCGGGCCACTTCTCCGCCGCGCTGATCGCGAAGCCCTTGCGCCTGATGTAGCTGATGGTCTCAGGCCGCGCAGCATCGGCCTTGATGGGCCAGTCGCGAGCGCCAGGCACGCCATCCCACTCACGGTCATCGCTGGCCGTGCCGCCTTCATAGAAAGCGGGCATGTCATCCGTCTCGACTTGCACGCCCACTGCCTCATGCTCGATGTAGAGGTAGCGCTCGCTCGCACTCTTCTCGATGATGAAGAAGCGGATGAGCGTGGCGGGGTCCTGAGCGAAGCCGAAGTCGGCACCCAGATGCACGCGCTCAGCTTGCCGCCACAGCTCCTCATCAAACTCCTGCACTTCGTACTTGCCTGAGAGGACCACGGCGTTGCTGATCTTCAAGGGCATACCGAGCCAGATGTGCTCGTAGAGGTGGAAGTCATTCGCCTTGTCGGTCTCCATCTCCTCGCGCAACCCATCTGGGAAGAAGGGGTTGCTGTCGTAGTTGACTTTC